GTAGAAGCTGGCAAAGTAATAGTATTTGTGCCTGCAACGCTAGGCGCAGCTAATGTAATAGCTCCGCTTGTATCTCCGCTAATTACTACTGAACTCATAAAATTACCCACCTTGAACCGCTAGGAACAGTTACTGTTTTACCGCTTGCGACTGTTACAGGGCCTACTGAATGTGCGCTGTATCCGCTTGCGATTGTGTAACTTGTTCCAATCGTTAAATTATTAACAAAAATGCCATTACTTGCTACTTGTTGTGGCGCAGATTGATCGCCTATAGCTGGATTCCATTTTAACTCTGTTGAGCTAGTATAAGCAGTAGAAAGTGTGCCTGAAGTAGCTGCTGCAAACAATGGGTAACGAGTTGCATTAGTAGTCGTATCGTCTGTAATTGTTGCGCCGCCAGTAAATGTTACCCAGGTAGGTGCAGAAGTGCCGTTAGACTGAAGAATCTGACCAGTTGTTCCAGCGGCAGTAAATCCTGTTGTATTTGTTGCAGATTGATAAGGTACGGCACCAGCAACACCACCGCTTAAATTAGTTGAAGCAGTAGCGGTTGCCGCATTACCGCCAATAGATAGGCTTGATGCAGTTCCCGTTAATCCTGTTCCAGCACCGCTAAACGATGTAGCTGAAAACACGCCAGTAGAAGGTGTGTAATTTAACTTGGTAGAACTGGTGTATTCAGTATTGGTTGTACCACTTGTTACTCTTGCAAATAATGGATAGTAAGCAGTTGCAGAACTGGTGTCGTCTGTAATCGTAATTGCAGTTGTTACTGTTGACCAGCTTGGGGCGCCTGAACCGTTAGAAGTTAAAAACTGGCCAGTTGTTCCGGCGGCCGTAATTCCCATAGCAGATGCGCCTGAATACACTACGCCACCGGCTACCGCAGTTAAATTGGCATTTGTTCCACCATACGCTAAAGCAATAATTCCAGCGTTCCATGTGCCTGTTGTTACTGTTCCAAGGGTTGTTAAGCTTGTAGAACCGGCTAATGGGGATGCGCCAATGGTGTTATACGAAATAGTTTGTGCGGAAGCACCATTAAATGTTGTTCCGGATGCCGCGCCCGTGCCGCTATTATTAAATGTGGCTGAATTGGCTATGCTTGCGGCTTGACCTGTGGTATTTCCTGTACCGCCGTTAGCAATATTTAAAGTGCCAGCAAGTGTTACTGCGCCAGTAGAAGGCGATGAAGGCGTTAATCCTGTTGTTCCGGCGCTAAATGATGAAACATTAGTAGGCAATGAAACCCAAGTTGGCAAACCGCTAGAAAGGGTTAAATATTGACCGTTTGTTCCAACCGCTAAAAATGTTGTTGCGCCACTTCCTAATTGGTATGGCAAAGAACCGGCCGCACCACCAGCTAAATTCGTTGCAGTTGTTGCAGTTGTGGCGGTTGTAGCGGTTGTTGCAGTAGCGGCATTACCACCAATGGATAAACTGGTTGCAGTACCAGTTAAACCGGTACCAGGGCCGCTAAATTGGGTAGATGCGGTGATAGTAGTGCCACCAACAGTTGAACCGCTTATGGGCGTTCCTGTGATGCTTCCACCAGTTATTGATACGTTATTAGCGTTTTGGGTGGACATTGTGCCAAGTCCGGAAACTTGGGTATTAGCAATAGCAATACTGGTATTAGTAACGCTTGTTACTTGACCGCTTGCATTTGTAGTAAATACTGGTACAGAAGATGCAGAACCATAAGTTCCAGCGGTGCCTTGCGGAGTAATACTAAATTGAAATCCAGTTAATGTTAATCCTGTTCCGGCAGTATAAGTTGCAGAAGTTGTAAATTGCGCCCAAGTTACCGGCGTTGTACCAAGTGTGCCACCTGGTGTTACAGTACAAAACCATGCAGAACCAGCTTGTGAACCATATTCTACGAAAGCAATCGCTGAAACTAATTCATTCCATGTATTTGCATCGCTTGAACGTGTCCAAGCACCGCTAGAAGCAATATAAATGCCATTATTAGCTTGTGTTGACTGATTTTTAACAATAACACGGTCGCCAGCAATGGTTGTGTAACCATCAATTGTCTGTAATCCGGACAACGTGATGTTTGTAATGGTTGCACAAGCTACTGGTTGCTTCCAGCTAATGCCGGCCGCATAAGATTGCAAAGCCAATAAGTTAACAATATCAGTTGCACCGGTTGGCTGGGTAGAAATTGTGCCGGTTGTGGTGCTGATATTAGTAAAAACGCCCGTTGATGGGCTTGTTGAACCAATTGGGCTTGAATCTAACGTACTATTAGTAATGGTTAATCCGGATTGAATAGGATTGGCCGTTGCATAAAACGGCTTTCCTTGTCCAATAAAGGTATTAAATGTGCCGTCTAGGTTAAAATACGCCTGGACTGGCAGTAAATTCTGTACCGCAGAATTTGATGGACTAGTCATAACTGACTTTAATAAGCTAAAGCGTTAACTAAAATAACGTCACCGGCGGACATTGGTGAAGCGGCACCAGTTGTTACTGAAAAGCTAGTAAATGTTACAGAAGTTGTTGTGCTTCCTGTTAACTGTAAAAATAATGTACTTCCGCTTGTAACATCAGCGGCAAAAGCCAACCAACCATTAGTTGCAGTTGGTAATGTAATTGTTCCGTTTGCGGCGCCACCAGTACCGACAACAATTTTAAATACAAATGTGTTAACGGCAGAAATTGTAGGGCTTGTACCAAATCCTGAAGAAATCGTAGGTAATGTAGTAGTAGCGATTAAATTGCCACCCATAGACAATGTAGATGGGTTTTCTGTATTACCGCTTAATGGCGGTGAAAATACTTGACCGCCAGGACCAATCAAACCGGTACACACACCAGCAGAATTAAATGTAGCCTGTACGGGTACGATTTGAGTTGTTGAAGTGTTTGCGACTTGATTGGTGCTGGACATGGTTATTTCCTTACGATTGGTCAGCCATTGGCATTACATACAAAGTAGTACCGGTGGTACCGATTGCAGTAATAGAAAACAATGGTGGAACTGCGATTACTGTTGGTTGTGACATGGTTACACCAAGCACAAATGATTGACTACTATTGCCGCCAGTAGGCAGAACTGCGGCCGCGGCAGTACCAGTACCCTGAACAACTGGGGCGATGGTAACTGCAACCGGATTAGCTGAAGTGTTTAGAAAACCACAATAGTTAATTTGGTCATTACCGGCTGGGGTAATCGTAACCGCGGTTGAAGCCGTACCAGTAACGGTAATAGCCGTTGTAGGGCCTACGAACCGATATACTGATGTATTAGCCATGATTACACCGCCGTTGCTGGCAATGGGCCTTCAGCACGTGTAATTTGAATAATGTAATTACCGGTTGCTGGAGTTGCACTAGAACCAGTTGCATTAACCCATTGAACAGTCAATACGTTAGCGGCCAAACAATCAGCTTCAGCGGCAACAACACCAGCAGTTTGTGAACCAACAACGCCTTGAACAAATACTAGGTCAGTTGTTTGTAAGCCAGGCAAAGCATAAGTTTGTGATGCGCCAGCGGTTGCAACTGCGGTAGGCGTTAAAGGTACAGAAATGTAAAAAGTTTCGTGAGCATTGCCACGTGTAACGGTAGTAGATGACATGATTTTTCCTTTAAATTAGGATGATTAATTATATTCGTAAATAGGAAAAAAGCCACCCTTTTTGGGGGCGGCTCTCATCCTTTTACTGCATGGTATTACGAGTAGTTGCTAAAGTCGTAGCCATAAACATATACGTCAGCAGTAGCGGCCTGTGGGGCAGTAATGCGTAGGTACAAATATTGGCCAGCTTGAGTAGCGGTAGAGTTGATAGTCAACTGGTTCACTACGGAAGCGCTGGTATTAGCAGATAAAGCAGTAGATGAAACAATAGCGGTACCTTGTGCGTTAGCTAGTGGATAAACTGCCGCAGATGCGGAAGAAAGACTAGTTGAAGCATTGGTAACGATTACGTTAGATACTGAAAAGTTCGTACTATTTTGTACTGGGATTGCAATATCAACGTTTGTTCCGGCATTTAAGTTAGCACTTGTTAACACCGCAATCAAACGGATAGCTTGGTTAGAAGCTAGATTTGATGGGTGAATCGTTTGGGTTGATGCTGGTCCTGGATTGCTCATGATTTATTCCTTAAAAATTGTTTAAAAAGTGGGGTTTTTAGGCCCCACGATTACCTATTAGGCGGCTACACGGCAAGCGAGTTCAGGATAGAGTGGTGCCCAACCATACAGAACGTCCAAACGAGTAGGAATACTATCGTTGTTAATTGTGTATTGACGAACAACACGCATTGACAAGCCAATTTCTTTGTCACTTGCACGACCAGCAAAATGAACGCCTTCAGGCAATTCAAGGTCCGCTACTGCCAAAGTAAAGGCATTGCGGTGCATGATGATGTTTTGTGGGGAAAGAATACCGGTGTTGTTAAATGGGTTAACAGTCTGTGAACCAGTAGCAGTAATGCTTACGTTTTGGAACTGACCAGCAGAAATGATAGCTGGAGAGATTGTTACGGAAGCAGAACCACCGGAACCGATAGCAGTAGTAGAAGTAACAACGAATGAACGGAGTTTACCTGAACCATAAGCTTGACGGTTTTGTGGGTTAACTGCATACACACCATTGATTGTGAATGTATCACCTTGGTTCAATGTAGCGGCGGCAGAAGCGGCGCTGATAGTGATTGTAGAAGTTTGTGCCCAACCGGAAGTCAAAATACCACCAGTAGTTGTCAAGTTGCAAGACAATGTTGCGGAAGCATAGCTACCGAATGTTTGTGCTTGAACGTTTTGGTCCATCTTCCAGTTCATACCACCTGAATCACGACCCATCAAGCCCTTACGGTACTGTTCGCCAATTGCTTCTTGTGGAACAAACAAACCTTTTAAGCTATCAACGATAGTTGCAGATGTAAATGGCTCAACGATGCAAGAACGACGGCCATCACGTGGTGCACCTTCAGAATCAAGGTAAGCGGCGGCAGTCAGGTAAGTAATCAAGCCTGTTGGGGGTGTACCAGCAGTACCAACGATGTTTGCAGTATTGTTTTTAGCCATAAACAAACCATCGCGGTCAATTTTGTTGGCAATAGCGGCAACGGCTGGCTTCAATACACGGTCAGAGAACATGTCCAAAGACAATGCCAAGTCCTGCGTTGTAAATTGGGTATCAACGTGAAATTGCGTACTCAATGTTACTAGTACAGAAGTTTCATTGAAATCTTCAACGTTTAGGGCGGGTCCTGTGGTACCAATGAAACGGCCAGGACGGCGAACGTTAACGGTTGCGCCAATTTTTCCACCAACGACAGCGAACTGATCGTCATAGTTACGGTCAACTTCAGAAGTAAATGTTAGTTCGTTTTCAAGAACCATCAAAGCTTCATTAGTAATTTTTGTAATGGTTAATAAATTATTTGCCATGATGCAAGTTCCTTTTAGGATTAAATTAAATTGTTACCTTAACGAATCTTTCCAGCTTTGCGGGCGGCTCTATAAGCTTGATATTCCAGTTGTTCACCATCTGTATATACGCTTTGACTTCCGGTCCCACGAATAGGATTAATAGGTTTTGGTGCATTTGACTTCACCGCAACAGGCTTACTTTTAGCTGGTTCTTCGGCTTGCACCTCAAACTTCGCTTCCAACTTACCAATCATTTTCAAAGCTTGGGCAGTAGATAGGTTAGCAATTTTGGCGCCTAATTCATCGTCTGAAGCTAATTCATACAGAATCCTAGGACCTACATCACTTTCCAAGATTGCATCACGCACCGCATCATTTACTGAAACTGTGCTACTTGCAACCATATCTTCGTAATCAGGTAATTCGGCTTTCACCGCATCAAGCTTTTGTTGCCAAGTCTTTAATACTTCTTGTTGCTTGGCCTGTTCGGCTTGTTGCTTAATTTCCTGTTCACGTCTTGCTACTGCTTCATTAGCTGACCATTCTGCTAACGCTTCAGCGTACTTAAACGCATCAGCATAGTCATCAGGACTTGGCTTTAAATTGACATTTTGTGCCTTTTGGGGCGCGCTTTGTCCTTCTAATGCCGCTAATCTAGCTTCCAAAGCTTCCCTGGCTTGACGTTCTTGTGCGGCTGATTCCTCTGCCGCTTTACGTGCCTTGGTTAACTCTGAAAACCGCTTTTCCAACTTTGGGTTGGGTTTCCGTTCCTCTGTTTCGGTCGTTTCCTGTTCAGTTACGGCTGGTTCACTCTCACCTTCTTCGGCTACTGGCTCTGAAACTGGAGTTTCCTCAACGGTTTCAGCCGCAGTTTCGGCCGGTTCGGTAGCTAAACCTAACTTATTAACATTCCATTCAACTAAATTTTCACTTGTTACTACGTTTGTTGCCAAACGTTCTGCTACATTTGCTTCTGCCATGAGTATTCCTCAAGATTTGACCCGCTGAACCCAACGGTAGGTTGTTACTATATTACAACAGTTTATTGCGGTTGTGCAAGATTTCCTTGTCCTAATCCGGCATTAGCTTCATTAGCAAATCCGTACTGTTCTTGGTTTCTTGCGGCTATTTCTTTTTCTAAACGTCTTGTGTCCATGTGATGCAAGATTAAGTCAGTCAAAGCTTCAATTTCCATCTTGTTTTGGCTAGTAATTGACCTAGTATTTTGGTCATGAACCTTAACTTGAGCATTGAGCATGGCTCTTTGGTCCTCATGAGCTTGCTTAACTTGCTCAACGTCCTGGCGTTGTTTAATAGCCATTTGCAATTGCTGATTTTGCTGGGCCATTTGTTGTAATGCTTGTTGCATTTGCTGTATTTGCATTTGGGCTTGTGGGGGAACTTTGCTATCTTCGTCAATATTAGCCAACGGATTGATAGAAGCAAGACGGTCAGC